CCTACATTATAAATTGGTAACCATCGATTAGCATATGGATCGGATGAACGAGGATATGCGTGAGGAGTTGCATAATCATCTTCTTCACACTTAAATGAGACTGATCCAGTACCAAAATTAACGTAATCTCCACTAAGGAACCCATGATTTGCGATAGTAGGTTCTATTACTCCAGTAGAAGGAGTATATGTTGCGGTTGTAATCGTGTGTGAAGTTGGAGAAGTATATGAATGACCAGATCCAACTGTCATCACTAAGTCACCTGTGGCAGCGTTATAACTCGCATCTGTGATTGCTCTTTCTTGAACAGTCGATACACCAACTCTAACTTCAAAAGTATTAGTTGTTGTGTCAACAATTCCTAGTTCTGTATTATATGCTGGGTCTGTAGTACGAGGATATGCATGTTCAGTAGCATAATTATCTTTTGCACACTTAAATGTTAATGCACCTTTGGATATTTCAACCTTTGTTGAAGGCCTCTTAAGTCCGCCAGAAACTGCAGATTCAAATGTATGGTCATAAACACCACCAGTAATTACGGCATCTGTTCCCACTCCACTAAATGTATGTCCATAATCACCACCAGAAATTACACCCTCAACCGCAACACCTTGGTTTGGAACGAATGAGTGTATAAAGTTTCCAAGAGTTGTTACTCCAACTTGAGCTGTGAATATTGTACCAGCACAACTAACAATAGGAACTGATGTATTGTAGAAAGGATCTTGTGGTCTTGGATAAAAATGATTAGTTTGGAAAGCATCTTTAGCACATTTAAAGACAATAGAACCTTCTTTGAATTTAATACTCTCTCCAGCAACAAATCCATGAACTCTATCAAGAGAAACTGTAATAACACCTACAACAGGGTTATAATCTGCAAACCTAATGTTGTATTTGACTATTGTTGAAACACCAACCTGAACAGTTATTGTAGTAGCTCCAATACCTGTTATGGGAACAGCAGTATCATAAACAGGGTCAGTTGAACGAGGATAATACTTAGTAGCTGTCTGACTATCCATCTCACACTTAAATCCAAGTGAAGATGGTTTAATTTTAATACTAGAACCTGCTAATAGATCATGATTACCAATAGTCATGGTCATCACACCTACAGAAGGTGTGTATAGAGCATCAGAAACACTATAATTAACAATGGTACTCATACCAACGAATACTTCAAAATTATCCGTTGTTTTATTTGATATTGGCAACCACTGATTACTTACAGGATCAGTAGAACGTGGATATGTATGAGTGGTAGAATTGTTATCCATTGAACACTTAAATCCAATGGCATCGTTATCAATCTTAATTTGATCACCATTGGCAAAGTTATGGCCAGGAACAGTTATAGTTAATATTCCAACAAGAGCATTATATCTTGCAGTTGTTATTGTATGGGATGTTGGACCTGATAATCCGTGGCCAGGGACTGTTAAAACTAATGCACCAGTACTAGGAACATAATCTGCATTTGTCGGTGTAGTTGTACCACCACCAACTATATCGATACAGTCAGCAACCGTTCTTGCTGGAACGAATGTGTGGGCATAATTACCACCAATTTTTATAGTCTTGACATCAGCACTAACAAATTTGTGTTCGTAATTACCACCACTAAATGTAGAATCAGAAGTAGCACTAATAAACTTATGTGTAAAGTCTCCACCAGTTAATAGAGCACCTTCTTCAGAACGAATGTACCTATGATTATAAGCACCACCACCAATTAATGCACCAGCATTTGCCTTATCGAATACATGAGTGAATTGATCCTTTGGAGGAGCAAATCCAACATCAATAGTAACTGTTGTACCAGCAATACCTACAACAGGAAGTGAACTATCATATGCAGTAGAACGACTTCTTGGATAATAGTGTTGATTTGCACCATTATCTAACTGACATGTAAATCCTAAACCAGTAAATACAACATCTTTACCCACTTTATAACCGTGAGCAGCAGAGGTTGTTACTGTCATAACACCAGTAGTGTTATCATACTCAGCACTCGATATCCCTAGTGCTGGATCGTAATTACAAGTGAATGAAATACCAGAAAGAATAACACAATCATCTTCTGTCAGATTGTGATTTTTTCTAGTAGTAATAGTTGCAATTCCAGTCTGTTCATCATACTCTACACCACCAACATTTACTGTAGGGGCACTGGTAAATGTAACAGCAACACCACTTGCATAAACAAAGTCATCAGTCTCTAATCCGTGTCCAGCATATGCTATAAATGAACCCACTCCTGCATGATGAGTGTGGATACCACTTGTAGTTACCGCAGCACCAATATTGATAGTGAAGTTATTGGTATTGATAACACTCTTAACTCCATAATATTTTTGTGCATCGGATGGGAATGTAACATCACCCTGGCCAGTACTAAATGCAATACCTGCCAATTTAACAACACTAGATGTTGTTAATCCATGTCCACTTCCAGAAGTAACTGTGGCTACACCAGATATATCATCATAACTTACTGATGTTATCGCAACTGAATTTCCAGCCTGATTACCATAAGCAGTAAGGGTAGTAATACCGTTTGAAGGAGTTCCATTAATATATGAAATTGTCCTTGGTGCATAGAATCCAGTTCCACCTTCTACAATAGCAAAATTAGTAACTATTCCTGCTTCCGCTCTGTTAACTACACCACCAGTTACATATTGATGTGCATAAGTTGAAATACCAACAAATGCTTCAAATGTATTTGTGGTTATACCAAGTACATCAAAACCAACTACATTTCTACCATCCAGAATATTAGTATCAACACCAGCTCTTGTAATTCCACCACTAACATAAGTTAATGGTTGTGTACTTATACCAAGATTAACTAATACATTGTTGGCATCAATAACTTCAGTAATTGGATAAGCATCCTCTCTAAGAGTATATGTACTAATACCATTATAGACTTGTACTTGTGTTATTAATAGATTTCTACTTTGATTAGTATCCGTACCAATATAGTGACCACCAGTAACTCCAATAGTAGCAATTCCAGTTATATAATCATACCCAAAAGTATTAATGTTCCTATTCGCAGATACAGGAGTAAAAGTAAATCCTGCACCAGTTATTCTAACTCTATCGTCCTTTTCAAAACCATGAGATGCAGCACCAGTACCAAACGTACATATACCAGCAATATGGTTATAATCTGCAGTACTAATAGCAACTGCACTTCCTGCTGAAGTTCCAAGATATGCAGTTAAACTTGCACCATAACCTTGAGATGATCTAACACTAATTTCTGGGACTGATCTATATCCTTGACCCTTACCTTCTATTTGAATAAACTCAATACTACCAGTTGACCCAACACCAACTCTTGCAGCAGCCTTAGTTGGTAAGTAATAACCAGAACCAGTCTGAAGTCCTACTTTATTAATTCTTCCTGCTCTTGGAACTCCACTTAAGAAATTAAGTTTATTTGAAGCATTATCTACAATTTCAAAGTCTAGTCCTGGCGTTTGTACTACGTTGTTAATTAAGATGAATGGATTGTTGTTTATATCCACTCCAGTATTAACATTATTATAAACAGAGGTAACTATCCCGTTATTCTCTGTTAGGGTGAATTGAGTTCCTGCAATACCAGTAAATTCTAATGATATATCATCTAGAATCGTATTAGTGTCAGCAGTGTCAAAAGGATCCAACTTTCTGGAGAACATTCTGCCAGCAAATGAAGATCCAGTTTCGAGTCCGACTGGGCCAGTTTTACCATAGGGAGCATCACTGAAAAAGATGTTATCGTCTACAATATTATAATCACCAGAAAATACTGAGTAAGCAATACCAGCAGAACTATGACTAGTTCCCAAAGTACCAAAAGCACCTCTCTCTACAACAACCTGTGACTGTGTAGATGTACTAAAAACAGGATAATATCCAACACCTTCTTTAAAGATGATAATATTAGATATGGTGCCTACACCACTAATAACAGGAAAAAATACACCTTCAATAACTGGTGTAGTTGTCCCTTCAATTTCTATTTTTGGAGGATCCGTTTTAGCGTATCCAGCTCCACCAGCTAAAACTTGTATCTGGTGAACACCGTAAGTGGAGTTAAAGGATGGTTTGAATAACGCTCCTTGTCCAGGCGTAGTTCTTGGCATTTAATCTACGTCCTCTATATGATGTTAATGGAACTGCTACAATAAACCCTAGTAACACCAGTACCGTCCCTGATAATACTAAAGGTTAATATGTCATCATTTGCTGTTGCAGGTGGAGGATTACCACCAACCCACTTAATACCAGATGCAACAGGCGCCCCATTGACGTTTACTGCATCTCCGTAAGTGTAACCAATACCAGAATTATTAATCACAGTAACCGTTGTTGCTTTACTGTTTGCACCACTTACATTGGTAAAATTCCATGCTGTAACAGATGTTGTAAGTCCACCCAGAACAACTGAACCCTGAGATATATCAACGGTGAATGTACCTCCTGCACTTACACTGAAATTATCACTATAGTTACCTACGACTTTCTCTGTAATATCTGCATTAAAGTTTACCTGATCGGTTAAAGTACTAGTACCACTGACTAAAACATCACCCTGAACATCTAGTCTACAAGTGGGAGCAGTAGAACCTATTCCAGTATATGCGTTTTTATCAACAACAAATGACTTTCCATCAGTAGAATTTTGATCGGATACTCGCAATCCATGTCCATTACCTTTTGAAATTGCCCATATAGTAGGTCTTTCGTTTGAGAATGATGCAACTTCTAACTGTGAGGTAGGTAGTGATGTGCCGATACCAACCATACCATCAGCTTTGATCCTAAACATGGTGGTTGCATAACCAACCTCAATAGGTCCATCCGTAATTGCACCAGGCTGTTGAATGGTTATCTTACCAACATCAGCATAACTTGATGTTACAACACCAGATGTATTGACATTTATATCGTCTGCAACACTCTTTGCGATTCCAGCAGCAATCGATGTCGTCGCAATACCACAGTTAGTAGAATAACCAGCAGTAGTAGCGTAAGAAACGAAACTTAAAAGGTTAGCACCGTCTCCAAACGTTTCATAAATTTCACTAAAATTACTATTAATTTTGATGGTTCCTGCCAATAGGGTATCACCCGTGCCGTCATTCGGAGCAGAACCAGTACTAATTCCCTGTTTAGACATTATTTAAAACGTTTTTCTTTATTTATAGTTAATATGGAGGGTTATCATCGTGACTTGCCAATGTTGTGTCGGCAGTCGTAACTGAAGAATTCATTCTATTGGTATCATAATAGAAAGCATTATCAACGATATTCTCTGCCTTGGCTGTTCTTGCCTGAGCAAATGTAGTGTCACCAATCTGTTTAACCTTAAGATACTCATTATCTATCTTCAGTATATCTCCTTTTGTTAGAGAACCAATTCCTGCAGAAACAGTTACACCTTCGTCAGACTGACCAAGAGCACTTGAAACAGTTATACTTAATTTTTTGTTCTTTATAGGAGTTTGAATAATATTATCCACCATAATCAAAGCCTGTTTTGTTGGTTCCTGAACTTTAAGGATATGTGTCCCCGTTCCCAATCCAACAAAATTGAAAGGTAATGATGTAGATAATCCAGCAACTCTGAATTTAAAGTCATCAACTTTCTGTACGAATAACTCATTAGGCATGACATTTGTACCCAACTCAACAGGAGTTAGATATACGTCATCAGTTGGTGTAGATCCACCAATATATGTTCCAGCAATAGCAACTACATTAGTAGAAGCATATCCCGTTCCTCCAGTAACAACACCAACAGCTGTAATATCTAAATTACCATCTCTAGTAATATTAAATACTGCACCAGATCCAGATCCATTATTCGTGGATGGAACATTACTGTACATGGTAGAAACACCAGTTCTTGTACCAGTAACCTTTGTAATTGGGAATGTCAAATTATTTGCAGGAGTAGCTCCACCTAAGTGTGTACCAGCAATACTTACGTTGTCTCCAACAAAGTAACCAGCACCACCATTAATCAATGTAACTGCTGTAGATATACACTGTCCAGTAGTTTGATTGAAATCGAACTTGACTTGGAAATGAGCACCAGAACCTCTAGTACATATACCAGCTAATCCACCATTAGGATTACCAAAACCATAAATTCGGAATTGATCGCCTGGAGGGTTAGCAGTTACTGCAGTACCCGTTACGGGGCCTGGGATTTGGACGTTATATCCATTTTCAAATATTGCACTACCACCAATACCAGATGATCTGGCAGCCATAATAATATCTTTAGTACCTGTTGTATGTGATGTAATTGCAATACCAATCTTAGATCCACCGTCGGTGTCTAAAGTTACAGCCTGACCAGTCTGGAAATCATGATTCTGAATACTTATAATGTTGAGTGCTAGATCAACAACTGCAGCATTAGCAGAATTATATTGTTTCTTAAAGGCAGGGACGCCGCCAGAAGTTAACTGAAACTGTTTACTTCCAACCAATGTTCCTGTTCTATCATGAGAACCATCAAATCCACTAGAGATATCATCCAAATTTAAGACCTTATTGGTCTTATTCATAACAAAACTCTTAATTGGTCTTCCTTCTGGGAAATAGATTCTCTGTACAGAACCATCTGGTAGAGGATCGTCCTCAGTAACCATAGCAAAGTTATCTCTTTTACCCAAATACATCTCATTATCAATATTCAAAATAAGGTCAATCTTAATATCAGCAGGTTTGACCTTCATGTTGGTTGACTTAGCAATACCAACAGATACCAAATTCAGTGTTTCAGCATCCTTCTTAGAATCACTCTCTACTACAAGATCAGAGAATTCTAAGAATCCAGATGGATGAACAATAGACTTTACAGCCTCTTTCCACTTATTGTGTGGTAACTTACTCTTAATTGAATATGCAAACTTTTGATAATAGAAGTTGTCTGATAATCTCTGACTGAAATCATTCAGAATACCAACATTCATATCATTCTTGGAAACCTTATCCCTAGTAACTCCAAGAGTTGTATCAACACTAAATCTGTTGACATCTCTTACATTACCATGAAGCTTAGACACCTGACCATACAATGTATCTCCAGGCAATAGTTTTCCAATAGTATCTCTAAGTCTAAGTTGACCGATGTTTCCATTCCAACCATTCTCAGAAACATATCCTTCAAATCTAACAGATGTTACTTTCTCACCAGAAACATACTTGGCATCGTCAATAATCGTCATATTGAACTTAGCCATGTCATTGTAGTTAACAATGGACCCTAAAGTGAAGTCATCATCATAGGCACCCAAAGTAACAGTAGAAATGCCAGGAGCATCATTCATACTGAAAGTAACTGTGTTATTAGCAGTACTTACTCCCGTTACTGAATAGAAAGTATAGTCATAATCTGCAGAGTTAAAATTGCCCTCTCCATTCGTTATTGATAGTGGTTTTAATCTACATCCTTCAACAAATACCTTGTCTCCTACTGCAAATGGTAATTTAGTTTCAGTAGATGCAAATCCAGTTTTTATTGGAATATTAAACTGTGCATCTAATAGTAATTCAACAGTAACAGCTGTTCCTGAATGAGTTATGGCATCAATGTCATAACCATTAGAGTTATTGGTTGTAATTATGCTTAGTGGTTCTTTAAATTCATAAGCATTCTGAGTAACTTCTACACTATCAACAGATCCACCAATTACATGTGCAGCAATTTTTACTTTATCATTACCACGAACAGTAAGTTTAGGTGGTTGGTTATATCTCTGACCACCATCAACAACTTTAATTTGATCTATTCTAGCAATACCACTTATGTCAACAATTGCAGGAACACTTAGGAATGGCAATAGAGTAGGATCAGTTGGATAATCAAATCCATCTTTTACCCTTTCAATAGTATCAATCTGACCTATTTCTGGTGAAGAAACCTTAACAATGGCATCTTGACCTTGAGTACTTGCAAAACCAATAACTTTCGGTAGAACAGTATATCCTTTGCCAGGGAAATTGATTTTAGTCTCAGAAACTGGGCCCCTTGCAGTAGGTGAAGTTGTACTATATGTGATAGTACTTACACCTGTTCTAGAGACATATTTCTGAGCTTCTAGTGGTTTTTCTAATAAGTTGAAAGTAAAATTCTTATCATCACTTCTTATTACCTTATGTTCATTCTTTAAAACAATATTTCTGAATGTTATGTTGTTTCTTCCAGTAACATCAGTATCAGATGATCCATATGTCTTTCTTGCATCTGAAGGAACAACAGGAGTCAAATCATAGAATGTTTTACTTGGCCATTCAATATCAGTTCTAAGAACTACAGTTGCATTAGCGTTTCCAGAAATACCATTTCTTGCAATGTTAAATCCAGTTAAACTTGTACCATAAACGTCTAGTCTTGAATTGAAAGTGATATCTTCAAAGAAGTCCAATCTCATATCCAATAGACTGTTATCAGAAACATCAAAAGTGATGGTATTTCCCGTTGTAAAGTCTAATGGTGGATTGATCTTAGCAATATAACTCTTATTACCTGATTGAGATTCAGTTACTGTTGTTATTGCTACAGGATTAGAAGTAGCAACATCAGATTTATACTTACAAAGTTTTATAGATTCAGTATCTTCTCTAAGAACAAAATAAGTTTCATTATTTGACAACCCAGCAATAGTATTTCCACTATCATAATAAACTACTTTATCACCACTCTGTAGGTCTTCATCAGAAATGTTTATCTGAGTTAAATCAGTAGAGAAATTAGTATATGCAAATCCTACTTTCTTTGTAGTTAATTTTGCAATAACAGGATCATATCTAAGGGTAATTGATTCAGCAGACTTAGGTAATGCATCTAATGTAATTGTGTCACCAGTTAAAAGACCATGAGCAGAAGATACTCCTACATCTCCATAGAATCTTTCTATCTTTGTAGTTACTTTTGGATACTTAGTTGTAAGTGAATGTGCAAACCCAGAATTAGATGCAGGTGTATAGAACCATATTGCATCTCCTGTCGTACAGAACCCTGCAGTTGCCAATCCAATATAATCTGGTTCTAAGTTAATTGCCCAAACATCTCCATCAGGAAGAACTACCGTACCTACACCAGAAGTTGCACCAGCACTAGTTTGTGCCCAAACAATAGAAGTTCCACCAATACCCATGTTATAAGTCAAGTTTTGACCAGTAAAGAAGGTATGATCTTTAATATAAATTCTTTGTTGAGGAACAAACCTATTTTCTATAGTTTGTACAGCTGTGGTACTTAAACCAGTAAGAGGTATATCATAGTGTGTTCCAGTAGAACCAACACCAACAGTTTGTTGTGGATTAAAGTAAGTTACATAGTTTTCAAAAGTAAATTGAGATACCGTTGAAGCACCAACTGGGAAGTGGAATTCCTTTGGTTTTAATACTACATTAAATTCTGCAGCTGCATGTGTCATTGCAGCACCAACAAAGTTCTCTCTGTTTATGAATAGTCTGGAGAACTGTTCATCAATATTAGTAACTAAGAATGTCTCTGTTCCTATGCCAATATGGTCACTTGGTTTAAAACCTCTTGTATCTGTAACATATATGTGAGTACTAACTCCAGTATTAGTTACATTGTCTAAGAAAGTTGCCAAACCTACAGTTCTAGTAAGAACGGTAACCTTTTGAGGTCCATTAAATTCAGTAAACTGAGAAGTATCAATACCACTTAAAACAACTGTTTCACCACTTGATATCTCATGAGGAATGGTTGTTACACCAACAATCAAACCTTTGTCTTTTCTTAATTCAGTGCCTGGGAATGTAGAGACTCCAATCGTTACAGATTCTACATCTTTACCAAGAATTTCACTTACAACAATACTAGCACCAGTTCCATCAGTACCTTTATTATCTAATGTAAGAGGATCATCTATTTTATACCCATCACCTCTAGCAAAAATAGTTACTGAAGTTATTCCAGCATTCTTTGTTTTTCTAACTTCAAATTCCTGTTTTAAAGCATCCTTAACATCATCAATCAGTTCATAATCCGAATTACCATATGTTAGATAATATGGAGATATATTTCTAGTAAGTTTCCTAGAAGCAAGATCAATATCTTGGTTAAAGAAAGTTACAAAGTTCTCTTCAATTGGAGTGTCTTTAAATGTGCCACCAACCATATATGGGAACTTAGGTTTAGCAACACCACTAGAATCAACGTCAACACTATAGAAATAAGCATAAGATCCATCAGGGAACTGTGGAGTAACACAATACCTTCCACCATGTTCGTCTAAGTCTCCAGAGTTATCAAAGATATAATCATTAACAAAGTATCCAAACGCAAAGCCAGGAGGTCTTAAACCCGATCTAAGACTAGTATCAAGGATATATCCACTACTCAATCTAATAATTGCACCACCAACAGCATTCTGATAACCATATGGGCCATAAATTGGATTACCATCATATGCATATCCCAATACTGGTGAGTGAGTTGCATTAGGTGTTTCTAAGTTACCAGAATCAATGTTATCTCCAAGTTGATATCTCAACTTCTGCGGAGGATACATTCCTATCGTTTGTAGTTGATATTCTGGGTTTGTACTTGGTTTAGTTAATATGGAATCTTCAACACTGATGATATTTTGATTCTTCTGAACTTGATTAAGTTTCCACTCACGAACGTTAGCAATAAACTTAGCAGATTTACCTCTGTTCTGTAAATCTAAAGTAGTGTCACTAGAAGCATATCCAACACCACCATCAAGTACCGATACCCCCGTTATTTTATTATTAGTAATAATTGGTCTAATATCAGCAAAATCTCCTGTAGGACTATAAATGTTGATATCAGAGTCTTCTCTATATCCACTACCAGAAGCAAGTATCTGAACGTCTACAATAGAACCATCGATAATGATTGGTTTCAATAATGCCTGATATATAACTGTTGATATTCCAACATCAGGTCTTCTATGGAAGTCCATGATATTAGTACAACCATAACCAATTCCGCCTTCTTCTAAGTAAACACTTTCAATAGATCCAAGAACTAAAGGTGATATTTCAGGTTTGATGATAGTTGTGCTACCAATAGCAGATAAACTCTCTACGTTTACAACTATATTTGGATACTTTATAGTATGTTTACCAGTTCCCAAGCTCTGAATTATAGAGTTTTTATTTTTGTTATAATTCGTAAGATCTCTCTGTGTTGAAACTCCAACATCACACAGTCTAAACTTGTTTGTGTCAATTGTCTTAACTGCATATTGCGTAGTACTTGAAAGTCCAGAGCAAAGAGTTCCTGAACTAGAATATTCAACTATTTCTCCATCATTGAAATTATGATCGTAGGCAAGAATATAATTATCAGATGTACTGATACCCGACTGAACATCTCCATTAACAGGCCTTGCTTGAACAATAATCTTCTTGTTTGAATATCCAGAACCAGCTTCCTTTACATAAATTCGAGTTATAGTATTTTTAGCATTAAGTGAAGTGAATTTATGGAAACCAAAACTAATATTTCCTAAGTTAACGGTATTAATTCCAACTTTAGCATCTTCTGAACTATTGTATAACTTAATTCTCTTTTCATTCTCTACTCCAACGAAGTAAGTAGATCCACTAACAACGTTGACTATAGGAGTGTTACCTCTAGCATCATAAACAACACCTTCACCAACTTCAAAGTTATGTCTTACTTCAAAAGTGACACTTTCATCAGTAGTATTGACTGATGA